TGTTAAGGTCTCCTACAACGTTATACTCAACTGTATATCCTAATGCTGAAGCACTGTTAAGCAAGTCGATTGCATTACCCCAAAGAGTTTTACCAAAGAAATATGAACTTAAGTAGTTTGGTAGGTCTACACATTGAGTTCCATATGCTCCGTCTTGGTCAACTCCTATTCCTAAGTTTGCTATTCTTTTTGCTTCATTTACTATATCAGATGTTCTAACCATTTTTAATTCCTCCTAAAATTTAAGTAAAATAAAAAGACTATTACTAGTCTTGTTTTGGTTTATCGTATGTTAAGGCTTGTTCACTGTCTGAAAAACCTTGTGTCGTTGGGTCATTAACAATACCTAACAGCCCTAATAATAGAAATACTGTGTCAACAACGCCATTAATATTTGTGTTGAAAACTTCAGTATTTAAGTTATATCCTAGCAACATTGCAACTTGTTTTATAAGTAGCAATAACGCTGCTATAAATGCTATTACAAAGCGTTTATTCTTAAATCGTACTTTCCAATTTATCATATTTGCTCACCTCCTTTCTAGTTTTGCGGCCATGGGTCGTTCGTTAAATACGAGATTGAACTTACTCTTATATCTCCGATATCCCTATCAGTAGGTACAGGGTCAGTGAACTGGAATCGTAACATATGACTATCTCCTGCACCGCCTAAATACCATGTACCATAAGGTGTTCCCTTGTCGTTATATATTCCGCCAATTAAAGATGACTCTGAACGGAAACCTTGAGGAACACCGTTCAATCCTAAAATGTAGCAGTTTCGTTCTCGGTCTGAACCCTGTAATTGATATCCTGCACCACCTCTTCTAACGATTCCGAACCAACCCCATGACAATCCTCCGAACTGGTAAAATATTGTGTCGTTTTTACGCCTTACTTTGACAAATGAGTTTCCCAACTTGGACACAGCTGGAAGTGTTCTCCAACCTGTGTCGCCGATTAGAACCTCCCAACCTGTGTTACCTGTTCCTGTTTTCTTAATCCATTTCAAAGCTCCGTTTGTTACTGCTTCATCTACATAAGTTGTTCCAACAGGTGCTGTTACTACACCGTTTGGCATTCCTTGCCCGTGAATCTCCCATTGTTTCGCTTCCAGAACTTTTAAGCGGTTGTCTAGTTCGGTTGTGTTGCCAGTGTTGGTAGGTAAGTAATTATGTATATTTTGAGTTGTAATGAATTTTAGGTTGTCATTTTCCGAAAATTCAAAGTCTGGTTCATAAGAGTCTGGTAACGAACTTCCTACTGTGTATAATAGAGTTTCAAGTTTAGCTGTTTTTCGACTACCAGTAACAACTAAACGCTTGTCATAATTGTCCGTGTATATTTTCCCGTAATTCTGATTTAACCTATATTCGCCAGAGTTTGTTAAATAATCTTCTACTCTATTACTACCTGTCGATTTGAATGGCATTTCAAATTTAGTATAAGTCTGCGTTTTTAATGTTTGTAGGTCATTATTTAACACGTTTAACTCTCGCTTCGTAGCAAAATCATTAGCGTCAACATTCCCACTAGATTTTATATAATCTTGATAATTTCTGTTAGTAAGAATATTCACAACTTGGTTTTCATCTTTATAGTTATAATTATCTGGGAATACCTTAGCTAATGCATACATCATGTCTTTGAAATTTGTAAAACCATTTTTGCGGTATACTTTAGTTTCCGTTGCATTTTTATAAATATCTCCTAAATACGTTTCTTTAGCTTCTTCACTAAGTCCATTTGACATTTCATTAAAATACTCTTCAACGCCTTTTTCGTTTATTGAACTTCCTAAAACTCCACGGGTTGCACTTACAAAAGTATCTAAATCAACATATTTCTCTTGACCTTCTTCGTTCAAGAAAGCTTTTCTAAGTTGTTCTTTAGTAACAAGGTTGTCAACTGTTGGTTGACTGTTTCTTAATTCGTCTAACTGTTCCTTAGTTGCTAACTTACTAATATCTTGATGGCTTGTTAAATAACCTTTCTCATTCAACTGGGTTTCAGTGACATAACCATTAAGTGATTGATGCTCTGTTAAGTAATGCTTGTCTTCTAGCTGTGTAGTTGTTACAAAGTTGCTAGTATCAATGTTAGCTGTTGTTGGTCTATCTTCTAGTTCTTTTAGTTTGCGTTTAATCTCACTATCATCATAACTCGAAGTCACTGGTCTAGTTTCTAACGCTGTAACCTTAGCATCAACCCCATCAACAGCTTCTTTTGTAGCTAATTTACTGATATCCTGATGTTGAGTTAAATAACCTTTCTCATTCAATTGAGTTTCAGTGACATAACCATTAAGTGATTGATGCTCTGTTAAATATCCCTTTTTCTCGACTTCTTCTATCGCTTTATTTACAATTGTTTCAGAACTTGGTATTTCTGTTTTTAAAGCGTAAGTGCCTTTAGCTTTCTCTAGCTCCTCTGCTAACACTTCTTTTGTTAGTACGTCTAATTTATCAACAACTACACCGTTAGCAAAGTATCGCTCTTTAACAGGTAGATTGTCTTTTAAATCATATTCAGACATTTTAACGTCAAAAGAAAAACTGTACACATCACTCTCTTTATTTTCGTTTTTCAGAATGATGTAACAGTTTACTCTTTCATTATCTGTGATTAAGCTTGTGTCAAACTTAAATTTAATCTTATTATCTTCAATTCTTCCTTGAGTTTCCCAATATTTAATTGACTTAACAAACTTGAATAATATTATTGCTTCTTCGTTAGTAAGTGTGTGATTGCCTATTGTAAGTTCAAACTCATTATTGTTTTTATCATGAGAGTAAAGCTCGCAGTTGGTGCGAACTTTTACTCTTTTGTTTACTGTTGTGTTAAATTGTAATTTTATTATTTTATCCATTTAATCCCTCCTTAATTGGAAGTTTGCGACAGTTATCATACAAATCAGAAACATAGCTGTTTCCTCCTAGTTCTCTATAAGACTGATATAAAATAGTAATGTCTTCTAGTTCTTTAGAAGTAATATAACCACGATTTATTATCACGTTCATATCTTTTAATAATCTATGTCTGCTTATAGTTTTCGTTCCAACTGCTGTTTTTTGTGCAAGATCTTTTATTTCTATAAGAGTCGAGTTGATTTCTTTAAGGTTTTTTTCGTCCTTATCGTTAAACCATTTAACAATCAATGTCAATAATGGCATTGCAACTCCAGTACTTAATCCTAATATTAATCCGTCACTCATTCTAAATCCTCTTAACAGAGATTTTAGTTTTCTCTGTGTCTTTCTTCGTATTCTTTTTCTATTCTGTCGACTTCTCCTTGTACTACTACCCTTAAGTTACCAATATTTGGTACACCACTAATTGTTTTTGCTTTTGTAATAATTTGTCTTACATATAATTGAACTAAATAATCATCTTTTTTAAATCTTAGTCTACTCGGTCTCATGACTTTCAGTACTCCCTTCGTTGTGTGGTAAGTTTCCATTATGTTCTTCAGTATGTTCATCTTCTTTCTCCTCTTCTTCAAACATTGATAAGATTGTGTTAATAACACTTCCCATAGCTTCATCAAGCTGTCCTTTTGTTACATATCTGTTCTTTTCATCTTCTATATCATCTTTTATATTTGCTTCTTCCCTTGTTAAAACTATCTCTTTATATTTAGTACCTTCTGCATTTGGCTTCCATACTTCAACTGATATGTGGTCTTCTAATACTTCGTATAGCTTACCTTCGTATTTAATCTTGTCTCCAGTTGAGTATTCAACACCTATTTCATAGTTATCAAATGCGTTTATGATAGTATCTTTGTTATCGTTGATAATTTTAGCATCTAACACATTTAATAGTAATGTCATTATTAGTTTGTCATTACCTTTGTTAACTTTAGCTACTAACTTACGTAACGCTTTAACTCTGTCAGTTGGTTCTTCTTTATGATTTGCCAAAACACTTACTTCTTCTTTTAAATTTGCATATTCTGTTACTAATGCTGGTGTACTTTCTCCTGTAAACATTTGTTGTGCTAGTTGTTTTCTTACTTCTTCAAGAATCTCACTATCACTAGCTGTAGCAAATTTACCAGGTAAATCAACGCCACCATTTAAATAAACGCTACTATTCCTTAATGTGAAAGTAACGTTTACTGAACTATATCCACCTGCTGTAGGTGTAGTATTTCTGTTTGTAATTTCTAACGCCATTATTTACCTCCTTGCAATTTCTCAACTAACTCCTTAAGCTCCTTGTTAGAGTCGATTAAATCTTTTAACTTCTTGTGTTCAGTACTTAAGCTGTCATAAGCGATTTTATAATTTGCTAACTCAATCGTCTTTTCAGACAGCTCTTGTGCTATTAAGTGAATTGGTTGTAATTGATTATTTTCCATGTTTTAATACCTCGATTTCTTTTGTTAATTCTTGAATCCCTTTAATCAAGTAAGGGATCATTTCAAACGCACTATAAGATTTAATGTCATCTGGTAACTGTTTAAACGCAGGGTTTACATATTGCTCTACATCTTGAGCCATGATACCACAGTCAATGTCTTTAATCTGTCCGTCATATTCTTTAGTAAAGCTGTAAGTCTTAAGTTTACTAAGCACTTCTAAGGCGTTAATTTTGCTTTCTTTAATATCACGTTTGTAACGTCTATCCGAAATTTCTTTATTTAACTCCCACCAGTCGTAACCATACGAGCTGTAGTATATATAAGCGAAACCGCCTTTTTGCTCGATTTTTTTGTACTGTGGACTCGAGATCCAATGTCCCGTTCCTGCTTTTGTACTATATTTAATATCGCCTGAAACCCATAAGTCAGCATATATTTCAGGAGAGCTAGAGAATCTTGCAACGTTTTTACAATACATTTCTCCTGTTTCTTTGACATACCACGCATGGTCTCCTACTTTATCCCAACGAGTCCCCCAGTTTACCCACAACGCTGTCTGTCCCCAATCTCCACTACCGTTTGACATTCCAACGTAAAATTGATTTTCTCCTGTTAACCATGCTCCGCCTTTTTCATGGCGTCCGACTTGGAAACCTCCAATATATCCTTTATATGCTCGTAAGAAATCAGCCTCTAATTGTGTAGCACTAATCTTAACCGATTTTAAGTTTCTAATGAACGCTTCTTTTGCAAATAAGTTAGTCACTAACATATCGTTGACTAACAGTTTATTAATCATTGCTTGGTCTACTTTTAAATGCTGTGCCTTGATTGCCTCAGTGTTAATATTCACAGAGTCTATCGTTCCTGCTTTAATGTGACCACCTGTGATTGTTTCTCCTGCAATTTGTCGACCTTTAATCGACCCGTCGACAATCAGTGTAGCGTCTTTTTTCTTGAAGAGTTTAAGGTTGCTTATTGTCATATTGATATTGTTAGTCTTAGAAGCCTGTCTTAATTTAAATTGATAACTTTCAACACCTGTCATTTCTTCGAATATATTATCTAAATTAAGTGTTAAATCGATTTTTCCGTTATTTCTAGCTAGAGAACCTCTTTGAATTAGTTGAAATGCATACGGTTTATATCTGTCGTCTAATGACGAAACCGCCATGATTAACTCAAAGTTAAACGGTAATTCTCCGTCGTAATTAACGTCGAACGATATCTGAAATCTATCACTCTTAAGTAGCACATCATTTTCAAATAAATCAGTAATTTCTATAACCTCGTCGTTAAACACGAAACTTCTTCTTTTATCAAAATAAACTAAGTTGTCATAAGCTGGACCAATTATCATCTTATCTGTAATTGCCTTAATTCCTTCTGGTTTTGCAACTAACATACTTGAAATTGTGTTTCCGTCTATCGTAGTTTCAGAGCCTAGAGAGATACCTTCTTCCGTAATAGCAATGTCTGATTTTTTCAAAGCTCCACCAACAGAAGCGTTAATCTCGTTAAGTCTAACGTTAAATTCACTTTTTGCTTTGTCAATATCCTTCTTAACCTGCACACTAAGTCCGTCAGCTGTGCTTGTTAACAATGACTTAAGTTCCTTATTTTGAAACTCAGTCAACATTCCTTTATTGTTTAATCTTACTTTCGCCCAGAAATCGCTGTTAGAATCTCTCATCTGTAAGTCAAGGTCTCTTATTTCCTTAAATACTCCAGTAAGTGCGTTAGGTTGTTTAATAGGAATTTCAAAGGCTGTAGCGTCGTTACCTTTTTCGATTTGTAGGTGAGTGATTTGAGTTTCTCCAACACAACCCATGTGATATAATTTTATTTTTTCGTTAGCTTTTGTAGGTGTGAATGTGTGTTGAAATTTGCTGTTTCTAAAATCAGCAGCTCTTTTATTGCCGTTTATCTCTATATCCATTTAATCACCTACCTTTCGAAAAATTTAACAGTAACATTTGTTATGCTTGTTAAATCTTCCCACTTCATTTTTTTAATAAAAGCAGCTTGATTGTTAAGTGTAATTGTATATTTATAATTTTCAAAATTCACACTGGTTAACCCGTCTAACTCTTCATCATTAAATGTCACACGCCTTATTGCTGATATATTATTAAATCTGTTGTCGTTGGCAATTAATATTAATTTATCTTCCTTAATCTCCACGTAACAGCCTTCCAGATATTTCAACAAGTCTTTTTGCCATAGTAATTTATTACCTAAATATCTTTTCTCGACTTCCTTATTCCCAACAAATAATTTTACTCGTTCCATAAGTTCACCTACTTCACAATGTCATAAATCGTGTTAGGATCTTTAACAGCTAATGCGTTGTATTGTGCTTCAGTGCCACACCAATATTTTAACGACTGTCCGTTTTGTTGGTTAGTAATCGTATTACCTCTTAAATCGTCAATGCTCGGTTGCCATTTGTTAGGAATTTCATCGCCGAAACTTATATAAGGTTCAGCAATCTTGACATGACCATTCTTAACAAAATATAGGAAAAACCAATTCGTCTCAGTTCCGAAGTCGATATTCTCCGAGACTGTGAATTTTTCTTCGTATATAGTCCACTGGTCACGGGGTAGGTTACTTAGATTAATTACCTTGATTGTTTTATTAGCACTGTGTTTTTTTAGTGCTAGATACAACCCGCTATCTAAATTCACATCACTAAATATGTAGATAGGTAATCTTAACACAAGTTTATCGCCTTGCTTAAAGCTTGTCTGATTAGCGTCTAATTGTACACCCGCCCATGCGTTAGATATTGCACCGCTTTTTTTAATATCAAGTGCGTTATGTCCGTTGTAGTCACCGCTCACAATAGCTAACGACGGGTTTCCAGACGTCTGTATATTTGTATGTGGAAACGTTGAATTAATTATTAAATTATAATTACCAACTATTCCGTCTTTTCCTTTGTCGCCTTTTATCGACGCTCTTTCTTGTTCTGTTAATGATTGGAATGTTACTACACCGTCACGTCCTGGAGGTCCTTGCGGTCCTTGTAAACCTGTGTCGCCCTTAACACCAGCTAAGTATTTCAAATCGCTAAATCTATCACGACCGTTACCGACCTTAGCTTTTCCCGTTTCGATTTCAATTCCAATTTCTCCGTCTAGCAATATTAATTCACTAAACTCCCAATCACTAACACTCATTCGTTTGTGTTGCACTCTTATTGGTATTTTCTCTGCCATTATTTACCTCCTCCGTCAAATATATATATAGGACTTTCACTCCAGTTACCCTCAATATCATTGCCGTTACTGTCTGCAAACTCTAAGTACTCAATAGGTACGGTTACTATCGTTGCTGCGTTCCTTATAGGGACAAGTTTGTTTTGTTCTTTAAACCAATTACTCTCGACTTTTATGTAATAATCAGAGTCATAAATCCTTAAGTATGTTGCTTCACTCTCTCCTTTGTTGAACGAATGTTCTCCCGTTGGAAATGCTCCTAACTTATCAACAAGCTTAACAACAGCATTATGTGGCAATACTCTACTCAACCTAACTACAATGTCGTAGAAGTCTCTAGTAACACATGAAGCTTCCCAACTAATCGTATACTCTTTACCAACTTCAAAACCGTCTCCGTTATGAGTAACCTCTATATATTCAGTACCTGGAGCGATATACCTTTCTGTTGCTCCTTCTAACCTATTTTTGTTGTATATAACGCTGTCTTCAGTACCTAGCATTTTAAGTGTTGCTTCGGAAATAACTTTATTTTCTTCAACCTGTCTTCTTAGATCCTCAACAGATTTACTACCTAGACTTTTAAGCTTAATGTCAATTTGTGATAAGCTTTGATTTAAATCGTTTCTTATCTCATTTTTAAACACTTCAGCATTTGCGTTTGAAACTTCGAATTTATCATTAATAGTTTTTGTGAACTCATCTTCACGCTTATCAAATAGCTTATCAAAGTTACTTATCTGTTCCCTTACTTTCTTTTCAAAGTTGTAAGAGATAGCGTCTGTGTAATAGTTAGCTCTCAACTCAGCACTGTGTGAACTGCTAGAAATCTCATTACCTAACCTACCTTCTTTTTCTCCTAAAATAAATTCTTTCCAGCGTTTAGCAATAGGATCAAAGTGAGTTTCAACAATCCTAATACGTTCATCTACGTTATACTTAAGGTATTTCAGAATAACTGTGTCACCTCTATTAACGTTCTCTGACAACTGTTCATAAGATACTTTAATAGAGTTCTTAGGTTTATCAACGTTATCTTTTGTAAAATAACCCAAAGCCCATTCCTCAAGCTCTTCAGCTGTCTTCAACTCGTTATTACTAACTGACATTTCATTAATAAATGGATAGTCATTAATCAACGGGCTTTCAACTGTTAACGAGATTGTTATTTCCTCGTCAAGAGCCTCTAACTCTTCTTTTTGTTTAGCTTTTAGCTTGTCAATTTCGGCTTTGCGTAAATCAGCTTGTCTTTGACTTTCAATCTTTCTTTGAGCGGCTTTACTATCTCTATCACGATATTTAGCTGTAATCTCAGCTTCAATTTGTGAATAAGATTTAACCGTGTGCCCGCTACGTTTAGTCTTCTTGGTATTTTTAGCTAATTCCTTAGAGTATCGCTTGTTAATCTCTTCACGCATTTGTTCAGCTTTTTTCTTGCTGTTGTAATCTTTTGAAGCTTGTTTCTGACTCTCTCTTAAAGCTGCTAACTCTTTTTTGTGTTGTTCTTTAAGTTCTTTCTTGTCGTCTTTATCTCCTACTTTAAACGTTGACGTCGCATATATCCTAGTCACAATATCATCAACGTTAATGCTGTTCACAAAAGATGAGATATTTTTCGCTGTCGTTAACACTTCTTCTGTGTCCCGACCTAATCGTTTTAACACTCTTATCTCAGTATTATTTAAATCAATATCTCCGTTGAATGTGTCAGCAATCTGTCCTAAAAGCTCGAAAGATGATTTATTCTCCGTGTCCGTCTCGCTTTTATATGTACTGAATGAGTTTGACGTTGTAATGTTTGAAAAGTATGTGAAGTCTTTTTCTTTTGATAAAAAGTTCGTGTACCATTCATCTAACACAGTTTGACAATTTGTGTTAACTCGTGTGAAGTTGCCTACTAGTCTTTTACTAAAATCGAATGTTATTTGATACGCTGTAATCACAACACAACTTTCATTTTCCGTATATTCAATGTCTCTTATCCTAAATAGGTTTGTACCGTCAACCTCACTAGCTTTGACAATCATTCCTTTTCCAATCATTGTATATAAATCATTGTCGACTGTCGGATACTTGAATGTAAGCTTGTAAGTTGAATTTAACGCCCAATGAATGTCGGCGTCGTAAGCATTATTTAACACTATTCCGTTAAAGCTAAAATCTTTTTCGAATTCATCATATAACCATAACATTAAATGAACGCCCCCCACCTACACTCAATTTCTATCTTAGTAATACCTTCTGTGATTGCCACACCATTAACACCCGGTTCGACTTCAAAGAAATCTCCGAACATCACACTATTTAACAAGTCTCCGTTTTTATCAAAAACATTCTGTTTTCCTTGCTTACACTCGATTACTAATTTTTCTTTTATCTCTTTTAACCTGCAAACTTGACTACCTATTGATACCATTACAGGTTGATTTGTGTTTCCGTAAACTGTGACTTTAGGATACATAATTAAGTTTGAGTCATTGTTTAAAACCCCGTTAGCTGTGTAAGTTTTAATGTCTTTATCTAAACTATAAGAGAACGGGTTACACGTAAATACTACATCAATTTCATATTCGTCTACTTCGCCCAGCCTTGACCTTACAGCTGAGGTTGTTAAGACTTCGTAATAACGGTTAGGGTTATCAGCAGCGATTAATTTACCGCCACCGTCAAGCCACACTAACACATCATTTATTTCAGCTAAGCTAACGCCATGAATTAACAGCTTATAAGATTTTTCAACCGTGTCATACGCTGTAGAACTCTTTACAATTCCACCTGTCATATAGTCAGATGTGAATATTTTGTCTTTTCGTTTTCCCTTATTGATCCCGTCATTTTCTATCACGTAAATATTAAAAGGAAAGTCGGCAGTAGACTTTCCATTAAAAGTTAATTTATTAAAGTGTAACGGCATTTCTACCACCTCCGAAACTCATTGTTTTTACTTCTTTCATTTTCCTTACTAGTTTTTGTTCAATAGTATCAACTAACACATTTATATCCTCTTTATTGTTAATGTTGTTGCCAGTCACATTAATTGTGACGTTTATTTCGTTGCTACCACCATTTCTAGCACCTTGTTCAGCTAACGCTCCACTTATTCCTTTTATCTTTTCGCTAGTAGATAACGGCGTGATGTTTACTCCGTGTTTAGTTACTCTAAACAGTTCAGGTCCTGCCTCTCCAACTATTCCCGTGAAGCTTGGTTGTAAGTTCTCAGTCTGTCCAATGTTACCACCACGAGCAAACATTGGAATATGTCCACCTGTTGCAAATGGCAGTCCAGGAAGACCTGACACCATACTTACAGTTCGAATCACACTCACAACCTCACGAGGAATACTGTTTAACAACCCGATTACACCATATATAGTCCCACTAGCAGCGTCAACAGCTGACAGTACTTTTGGCGGTGTAGGTGTTCCATTAAATGCATTTAAACTGCTCGTCGCTTGGTTAGTGAACGGCGTTGCGTTTCCTTGTGCCATGATTGATTTCGTTGGCGTGTCTGTTGCGTTGAATGTATTTAAACTATTCGTTGCTTGATCCGTGAACGGCGTTGCATTACCTTGTGCCATAATCGATTTCGTTGGCGTGTCTGTAGCATTAAAACCATCTAAGCTGAATTTTGCTTTATCAATAACAGCACTTGCGTTATCTGTTGCATTGATATTTTTATCTGGAACATTTAGTGACGCAAAATCTAACAGTTTGTTAAATGCTTTTGTGATGTTTGGTGTTGCTTCATCACGTAACATTATAGATTTAGGTGCTATTTCTGTATCTTTAAATTGACCTATTTTGCCGTTAACATTATCCAACGGCTGACTTGCTTGGTCTATAATTTCAACGTTTTTAGGGTGTATTCCCATGTTGTTTAAGAAATTCAAGTCATCTATTGTCATCTTAATAGTACGACCTTCGTTTTCTGATATCATCACAGCTTTTTTTATATCTGGTAATGCTAGCAGTCTTTCGTAGTCACTCTTAAAGTTAAATGCAATATCTCCACCTTCAAACTCAATTCCGATTGACTTAATTCCACCGTCTTTAGAAGCCCATTCATCAAGTGCTTTATTAAGTTCTTGTACTTTTTTCTCAGCACTTCCAAGACCTTTAATGTAAGTCTCTTTTGCTTGGTCGATAATACCCATTTGTTTATACGCTGCTAATCGTGCGGCGGCAGCTGTATCGTCAAAAGCTTCTTGTAGAATTTTCTGAGCTTCCTTACTTTCTGTTGCTGCTTCTGTAGCGGTTTTACCTATTTTTTGATAAGCTTCTCTTAATTGTTGTAATTCTGAACCTGTAAGTATTCTATTTTCTCTAGCTGCACTTGATAAAATATCATTAATAGTATTTTGTGCATCACGTGTCTCATTTATGATAGAGTCGTAGTGTTGACTTAGTCTTTCTTTTTCACGATTGTAATAATCTTCAGTTACTAAATTATTAGCTTTTTTCTGTTCTAATAACGACATCTCAGCCGCCTTACGTTGTTCCACACTTTGCACAGTAGATGTAGTAATATCTGACGCAGCCTTAATTTGTGCCATAGCATAATCAGATGTGACAATTTTTCCTTTTTGATAGGTGTGTTCTAAACTCGCTAACGAGTTCCCAACTAAGTTAGCTGCTACTTGCACACTTCCAGAAATTTGGTTAACTTCTTCATCTGATAAACTTAATGCTTCTTTTAGTTGTTTCCTGAAACGTCCGTCAAACTGAAGTTTATACCATTTCCCCTCTTGAAAGTTCTTGTTTATATTTTCCATAATTTCAGTGTTGGCTTGTTGAACTCGTTTAATCTCATTTTTTACAGCCTCTGAATTACGTTTCACAGCATCTCCCATGTGGTTAATAGAATTCCCTGATTGCTCCGCACCTTTAATTACTGCGTCATACCATTCCTTATACTTACCGTTTGTAAGTTCAATCGCTGCTTCATGGTTTCTACTGTGTTTAGTCATCTCTCTATATATCGCTGTTCCTACACCGACAAACGCAGCTCCTATTAACGCAGCTCCTGCTACATAAGGGTTAGTTAGTAATGTTGCCATACTTCCTGCTTTCGCCGCCTGTGTTCCCACACCTGCTATAGATGTTGAGAGTTTAATCATGTCTCCTACTGATTTAGCGGTTGACATTTTACCGACCCATTTAACAAAACTTCCGATAGCTTTCACACCACTACCAATACCAGTTGTCATACGTCCTAACACAGACATGAAAGGTCCAAAACCTAGAGTCGCTAGTTGTACTGCTGTTGGTAATTTACTAAACCACAACATCATATTTCCTAGTGAGTTTACTAATGGTTTTGAAGCTGTTAGAGCTTGTGCTAGTTTAGGTAATAATTGAGATCCCATTTCGATTGCCATTTTCTGAATCTCATTTTTTGCCATTTTCAATTTACTTGCACTAGTTTGATATCTTATACTAGCTTCTTTCGTTAAAGCATTGTTTTCTTTCCAACCTTTATTGGCAATATCTAATGCTTTTCCTAATCCGCTATCACCATTTAATGCACCAGCTAAACGTTTGATTGCATCTGCTTCACGAATACCAGTGATACCTAATCCAGCTAATACTTCATTGACATTTCCACCATTTTCTTTTACTTCATCTAATCCTTTTAATAACATTTGTAATGCTTCTACAGGTCTATTTCTAAATGCGTTGGCAAATTCATTAGCACTTACTCCAGCAGCACTTGCGAATTTTTGTAATCCATCACCACCAGAAGCTACTGCATTTTGCATTTTGTTCATAACTTGAGTCATTGCACTACCACCGGCTTCTGCTTCAATACCAACAGTACTTAATGCAGCTGCCAAACCTAATACATCTGCTTCTGCCATATTAGTTTGTTTACCCATTCCGGATAAACGTTGTGCCATTTCTACAATAGATCTCTCGTTTGTAGCAAAGTTATTACCTAACTCAACTATTGAACTACCTAGATTTCTAATGTTACTTTGACTAGTTCCCATAACTGCCATGAATTGAGCTAAACTTGTTGCTCCTTCTTCTGCAGATAAGTTAGTAGTTGCTCCTAAGTCTGCTATTGTTTTTGTGAAATCTAGAATGTTTTCGGTTTTAATACCTAACTGTCCAGCTACTTCACCAATCTTAGCTAACTCATTAGCACTTACTGGGATTTGTGTTGATAAATCTAAGAAACCTTGTCTAATTCTATTTAACTGTTCCGGACTTCCGTTAACAGTTTTGACTACACCGGCAAAACTACTCTCAAAATCTATCGCTGCTTTACCAGCTAAATACATTCCTGTAGATAAACCAGCTGTCATTTTTGATAGTCCGTCACCAAATCCACTCATCTTTTGTCCAAATGCTTGAACTCTTCCACCCACATCATTGAAACGTTGAGCTACATCCGCTAACTTTCCACCATTATTTCTAAATGCTGTGTGTGTTTGTTGCATTGCATCTCTTAGTTTGAAATAACCAGTTTCTGCATTTGCTATTTTTGTTGGTAAGCTTTGTAATTCTCTTTGTTGACTACTAAACGTACCATTTAATGATTTAATTTGTGTTTCTAGAGCCTTCACTTCTTTTTCTGTATTTTTATACGCTTTAGAAGTGTTTGCTACTGTATCTTTATATTTCAACGCTGCTTCACTTGTCTTACCATACGTTTTTTGTAGGTGTTTCAAGTGTTCTTTTTGACTTTCTAGCAGCGTTCCTGTAGTTTTTAATGTTGATTGTTTTTGTTTTAATGAGCCAGTAAGCTTATCAATCTCTTTTGGTAATTGGCTTGTTGATTGCTTAAGTGCATCATATTTCGATTTTAATAAATTTACATTACTTGCAGATTGTTTCATCTGTGAAGATAAACCATTCATTTTAGCTTTGTAAACATCATAAGCTTTCCCACCACTACCAAGAGATGCTATATTTCTTCTAGCTTCTGCTTGTAATTGTCTTAAGGCATTTTCACCTTGCTTAAGAGCAGAGGTAAAACTGCCCACTCCTTCGGCTGTCAGTATGACACCGACTTTATCCATATATCCTGACAAATTTTTACCTCCTAAAACATTTTACTGAAATTCATTTCTTTTACTTCTTCATCTTCTTTTGGTTGCTGTTCACCTTGACTATAGTTATCTTCGATATATTTGTTTATCATATACACAATGTATTCTAAACTATAGTCAAACATGAACTCCTTTTTATTCATTCCAAACCATGTTCTACAGCGATAAAACAAGTCATCCCAATCTATTTCTTGCTTTTTTTGTTTTTCTTGTTTTTCTTCTGTTTCGGTTGATGGTCTGAGATATTCACTAGGTCTTCTACCTTTTTGTTTAAAATATTCTTTCCCATTTCACTATCATCTGTGATACCTAACATTTCTAGTAATGTTGCTGTTTGGTCTCCGTACATAGCTTCTTGGTATTTCAA